TAATTACAGATGCAAGGAGCCACCAATTAATGCCTATTGCAATTCAAAGCTATGCAGGACAAGAAAGCATGGGATTGGACAAGGTGGTTCAACTATAGAATTTGGTGCTCTAACAGTTCAACTGTCCATGCCGCGTGTGTGGTTCCTGGATGTGAATGGGCACCGTTTAGAATTATCAACTGAGGAGCTGCAGATCCAAAGCAAGTTCCAACGAAAATGCATGGACATACTACGCATTATGCCTCAGAAGATGAAGGAATCACTATGGCAGGAGATAGTCCAAACCTTAATGGATAACGCACTCGAAATTGAGGTGTCAAGTGATGGGTCTGTCGCTGGTCAGTTTGAAGCTTACCTCCAGGAGTTTTGTACTGATCGCGCACAGGCTCTCAATAGGGATGAGATCCTGATGAGAAGACCATGGACGGAGGAAGGAAAAACATGGTTCAGACTGAAGGATCTACAGGATTATCTGACACGCAACAAGTTCACCCACTACAATGGTGGACAACTTGTCGCACGTCTGCATGATCTTGGAGGAAAAAGTGATAAGTTTAACTTAAAGGGACGCACCACTAGAGTGTGGGGCATTCCAGCTTATCAGCAACAAAATTCAGAATTTGATATAAAGGATATTGATAGTGCCCCATTCTAAAACAAAAAGGAATATAACCGATTTAAGGTATGTGGAGTCAGATAAAGGATATTTTTATAATTTATGGGCCTCAATTAAATATGTTAGGAATGTTCCTTATAGTATTAAAAGTAGGGATCATCTTTTAGAGTTATGGAATAAGCATAAAAAAGAGTACGGTCCTCATTGCAGATACACTGGGGTTGAACTTACCACTGAACGCTCAACTGGGGAAGGTTGGAAACCAAGCAGACCTACCAATATATCCGTTGACCGTGTAGATCCTAGACTTCCTTATGAAGAAGGAAATATTGTCTTTTGCACATGGGAATTTAATAATAGAAAACATGGTGTCACACCTGATGATTGTAAACGAATAATAGAAGTATATGAGGAGATGAATGAAAACTAAAATCATACTAGGACCTCCTGGCACAGGAAAGACATACAATCTACTAAAATTGGTTGAAGCGGAACTGGCTAGAGGAACACCGCCGGATAGGATTGCATTCGTTGCATTCACCAAGAAGGCGGCGAACGAGGCTCGTGACCGGGCAATGAAGAAGTTTAAGCTGGAAGAGCAACACCTTCCTTACTTCAGGACACTACATTCCTTTGCATTCCATCAGCTTGGCATGACCAAGTCAGAGGTGATGTCAAGGGATAATTACAAGGAGTTTGCGCAGGCATTCGGTATGGATTTAGGCTCCATCACTGATGGCATTGAATCAGGAGGGGTATTTACAACAGATAACATACTGATAAATGAAGTTAATCTTGCAAGAATGAAATGCCTGGAGTTGGAGCACCATTATAACAATTCTAATTTGCAAGACATTTCGTGGCATGCATTATTAAGAACGAAAAGAGCACTGGAAGAATTCAAGAAGAAGAAAGAACTGTTTGACTTCACGGACATGATTGAGTTTTATCTCAATTCAGGTCCTGTTCCTAAATTGGAAGTGGTATTCGTTGATGAGGCACAGGATCTGTGCAGATTGCAATGGAGAATGATTGATAAGATCACGCAGGATGTAAAGCAAGTTTACATAAGCGGGGATGATGACCAAGCTATCTACAGATGGGCTGGAGCTGACGTGGAGCATCTAATTAGAATGCAAGGGGAGATTGAGGTGCTCGCACAATCCTATAGATGCCCAAGAGTGGTTCAGAGTTTGTCACAGGAAATTATTAGCAATGTAAGAAACAGAAGACCAAAGAGTTGGAAAGGAACAAATAGGGAAGGATTACTACGCTATCATTCTTATCCTGAGAGTGTAGATCTGAAGAACAACGGCACATGGCTAGTGATGGCGCGCACACAGTATATGCTGGATGAAATTGAACGAGACGTGAGATTGCAAGGACTATTATATAAGAGAAACAACAAGCTTCCAATATCACAGAAGCTATTGAACTCGGTTGATGCGTGGAAGAGACTGAATGAGGGGGAATACATAGAGCTCCCAGAAGTCAAGTCCATCTATTCTTATATGTCCTCAGAAGTGGGGATTGAAAGAGGATTCAAGCACCTCAAGACAGCTGCCAAAGAGAAATATGAAATGGAAGAATTAGTTATGCAACACGGCCTCCTTGTATCAGGACGACCGTGGGATGTGGCTTTTGATAAAGTGGGTAATAGGGACAGGGAATTTTTAAGAGCAGTGGAATCAAGAAATAACACTGGCGATACAGAAGCGAGAATTAACTTAAGCACAATTCATGGTGCCAAGGGGGGAGAAGCGGATAATGTGATGCTTATGACTGACCTTTCCCGCAAAGCGCAGGAAGCCATGGAAATAAATGCGGATGACGAAACACGCGTGTTCTATGTAGGGGCTACACGAGCGAGGGAAACACTACATATAGTACAGCCTCAGAGATATGGAGGGTTCATAATATGAGCGCACACAAGAAACAGATAGGAGGAGATCATTATAAAAGAATGGCGATTCAGCCAAGTCATTACATCGTCAGGAATAAGCTTGGTTGGTACGAGGGAAACATTGTCAAGTATATTACTAGGCATAGCATTAAAGGTGGAAAGCAGGATATAGAAAAAGTTATCCATTATGCTGAATTACTTTTAGAGGACCAGTACCCTGATGATGAAGGAACAAGAAGGGGAAAAGAAACAGCAGAGTATATTAAAAAATTAAATGAGGAGAAAAACAAATGATGAGAGATATGTTCAAGGAGATTAATTCAGAATGGGTGGCGCCTACTACCTTTCCTGACCTAAGTACGCACAACAAGGTTGCCATTGATTTGGAGACATGTGATCCGGAATTGATTAAGGAAGGACCAGGATGGCCTACTAAAAGAGGCCAAGTAATTGGAATCGCGGTTTCATCCAATGGATTTACAGGATACTATCCTATCGCTCATGAAGGTGGGGGAAATATGGATAAGAAGAAAGTACTTAAGTATGTTAAGTCCATATGTGAAGACGGTTCAATTGACAAAGTGTTTCACAATGCTCAATATGATATTGGTTGGCTTTCAACACTGGGAATAGAAGTCAAGGGAAGAATACATGATACGATGGTTGCCATGGCGCTTATTGATGAGAATCGTTTTTCTTATACCCTAAATAGCATTTCAGGAGAGTACCTAGGGGAGAGAAAAAATGAAACAAAATTACGGGAAGCCGCAGATGCGTTTGGAGTAGACCCGAAGAATGAAATGTACAAATTACCGGCACAATTTGTTGGAGAGTACGCTGAAAAAGATGCAAGGTTAACATTAAAGCTTCATGAGAAATTGTCATGGGAAATTACCAAGGATAATCTACAGACAGTATATGACATAGAGTGTAGATTAATCAACGTTATTTTTCAAATGACCAAAAAAGGCGTGCGCGTAGATACCTACAGCGCGGTGAATCTTATAGAACGATTTAAGAACAAAGAAAAGAAATTACTGAAGAGAATAAAGGATCTTACAGATCTCAACGTGGAGATATGGGCGGCAGCTTCAATATCAAAAGCTTTTGATGCTTTAAATTTACCATATGAAAGAACAGAAAAAACTAATTCTCCATCATTCACCAAGATGTTCCTGACGGATCATCCACACGAGCTCCCTCGATTAATCATGCAGGCGAGGGAACTGAATAAATTAAGAGGAACTTTCCTGCAGGGTCTCTTGAATCATAGTAAGGAGGGAAGAATACATGCCCACATTAACCAAATTAGGTCTGACAGTGGAGGTACTGTCACTGGTCGCTTTTCTTATAATCATCCTAATTTACAGCAGATTCCGAGCAGGGGTCAATTCGCGAAAGACATCAGAAAAATATTCATTCCGGAAGCAGGAGAATACTGGCTCAAGGCGGACTACTCGCAACAGGAGCCAAGGCTCCTCACCCATTTCGCGAGGCTCGTGGACCAACCAGGTTCTGGGGAAGTACAGAAAGCATACCTTGAAAAGGACCTCGACTTTCATCAACAAACAGCGGACATGGCAGGAGTTCAGAGAAGCCTTGCGAAGACTATCGGACTAGGGGTTATGTACGGCATGG